TGTTATTGGTCAGGATGCCCTTGCCTGTGCCCTGTGTGCCGTGCAGCACCCAAGCTGTGCGTGTGCGGTCGCGCTCCTGAAGGATGTACGCGATCCAGTTGATGAAGTGCTCGGTGATATCGACGTCTTCACCCAGTGCGTGGTGCATGACCCTGAAGATTGTGGGTGGGCACTTGGTCGTCTTCTTCGCTTGGTTCTTCATATAGATGCTGGGCGAGAACTTGTTGACCACTCGGTTCTGCACATCGACGCGGACGTTGTCGTTTGGATTGAAAGTCAGGTCCCACTCGGGAACGAAGTCGCCAAGCGGAACGCCGTACTGCTTGGCAAAGTGTCTGAGTTGTGTCTCGTTCTTCGCTGGTGTGATATCCAGGATGTCAGTGTTGGCATCGTAGGTACCACGCCAATACACACCAGTTTTGCGGTCGCAGAAAGCAAGGTAGCTGATGCCCGTGCTGCTGGTGCGCACATTGCCTGATGCAGTGAGCTGTTGCCAGTAGTCAGGTAGGAGCTCTTTGGTCAGGTAGGTCGGCTCGCCCTTGAAGTTATAGATGTAGTCGGGGCGATCTTCTGGATGGTAATAGGCCCATGAGTCCCCACCATTCAGATTGAAGTAGACGAACCCCCGATCGACTTTCATCTCGGTGATGACAGCCTCATCGGGCTTGAGCAGGACTTCTTGCCCGTTGACCACCTTGTAGTTGAACTTACGCACCGGCATGCCGGAGGCTTCACGCAATTTGGTGATGCGTGCGTGAGTCAGCGCCTTGTTCTTTTCGGCTGTATTGATTGTCATGCCGGTGAACGAGAGCCTCTCATGCTTGTTCTTGACAAGCTGGATGCGTGGCTGCTTAGCCAGGGGGTCTTTGATTCCTTTCAATACCGGAGGCGATATGTAGATGAGCTTGTCGTTCTGACACGCGCTGATGTCCAGTGGCCAGGACAGTGTGTTGCCTGTCTTGGTGAGGGTTAGAGCGTCAGCCAGGAACGGCACCTCGTGATTCTTCTGGATCAGCCACTGCTTGATGAGGGGTGCAGCGTATGGCTTGTCCAACATGATGAACACGTGGGCGCGAATCTTTTGATCGCTGATCCCGAAGCTGGCTGACCACTGAACGATGTAGCTGATGTCGCCCAGACCCAGCTCGTTCATGAACAACGAGATAGTCATCGGCGTAGCCATCATTTGGTTACCCGTTGACACGTTGATGTGTTCAGGCAGACCGTCCAGGTCGAGCACAAGCCACTCGGTCGTGTCGTTGCTGTTTGTGCTACCCGCCCGTGACTCTTGGATGAGGTCGCGAGCGATCAAACCTTTGAGCACGCAGTGCCCACACGATGCGTGGTCATTGAGCATGAGCTCGAACTCACGCAGTGTGTTCACTGTCTCCTTGTGTGAAGTGAACTCCCACGTCATCGGATAGGGAGACTTGATGAGCTCGCCGTTTTTGCGTTGATAGGTTTTGGTGAGAGGTTGTGAAGCAGCAAGGCAGTAGATGGTGGTCATGTTGTTGGCGTCTCTTCAGTGGAAAGAGGTCGAGTGTAAATCGACGTAAAACACGAGATCAAACAGGCAACAGGCAGAATCATCATGTCGCTAAGCTGTTCTACTACTATGTTCTATATACCTTATATTCTTATAATTATAATTTGTTTTTTATCAGAGAAATAATATATATATAACTTAGTACTTAGTAACTATTTCCTGATTGGAATAAGTTTTTTCCCGCCAAGCCTAAGAGGCCAAGAGCTCCCCATAGACCCGAGCCACACAAAACTTAGCCCTCAACCTTTCGGCCGAGGGCTAAGAGCTGCAACTTAGGCGAGAGCGCGGAAAGGCTTACGCACGGGAGCAACGAAGGCAACACCTTCGTTAAACCGTGGAGTCCTCAATGTTGCCTCGCAGGCTCTGTGGAACTTGTCGAGCTCTGCGACAGCAAGAGCTTTGGTTGCGTGCGTCACGCCGTAGCGTTTGGCGTTCCATTCTTTCGTGCGCGACGTACTGTTGATGAAGTGCATCAGCACGCTCTTCATCACTGCAGTGTCCAGCTCATAAAAAAAGTCGATGCGCGGCAGATCGAGCGCAAGCACCTCGCTCAAGATGAGCTGCTTCAACGGAGCGTTCCTGGCCATGCCGTCGTTCATGCGTTTGCATTCTGTAAGCTGCGCTTTGTCGAACGCCGCAATCTCGGACGTAATGAACGCGTCGCGCTCACTTTCCTCGTCGTAGTGCGCATTTGCAATTTGTACGAGAGTCGTATGGTGCAGATCACGCTCGGACTTTGAAGGTACCTTTGGCTCAAAGTGCAGGAACAGCTCGTCAAGCTCTGGCTTAGAAAACAGAGCCTTGTACGTAACGCCAGTTACCGGGTCCGTACGGTCGGTGGTCACATCGATGTTGGGGTTGGCGTAGGATGCCATCGCTTTCTCGATCTCGTATGCCTCATCTCTGAGGCAGCAGAGTTGGAACAGGTTGGTAACAGGCCCTGCACGATCGAAGCCTGCGTCCTTGAATGCTTGGGCACCGTCGAGTTCGAAGGCAAGAAGTGATGACACCTCGTTAAGAGATTGGATGCCGTTGGCCTCTGCGTACGTCTCGCGCACTTGGTTGAAAAGGGCGTTCACGATCTGGCCGATCATTGCGTCGAGTTTCCATGTGTAGGTGGAGGCGACGCGGTGGCCAGCCCACGTGTCGGCGAACTCATCAATGTGGGCAATCACGTCGATGTTGGCGTCAGCTACAGTTTGAGGGCGGATGATAAATGCGGTCATGAAAAAATCTCCAGTAAGTTAAGAAATGGTGCAAGTGCGCACCCAACTGACCTGCAAGCAAGTCAGTTAGCTGGGATCACTCGTCAGACAGATCGAACACAAGGCGCTGTGCCTCGCGTTCAGTGCACCCAGTCAACTCACAAATGGCGTCGACACGCCGTTGAAGGATGTTGAAGGGCTCGTACTCGAGGGAGCCTTCCTCAATGGCGTCGTCGAAACGACGCTCTTCGATGACAACGAAAATGGGACGACGTTTGATCATGTATATCTCCAAGTAAAACAACAAAATGTTGCACAACGCTAATAAGGACCGAGCGGCTACGCCGCTCGGCTGTCTTCATATCCACCGGATGTAGTCAGTACCGACACGTGTCGCTTCGACACGTCGGTTGAGGAACAAGGCTACGCGTGCGGCCCAGCCGTTGCAACGAGCAAGCACTGGTCTCATAACGCAGACTCTCCACCGAGGGTTTCGATTAGCTCGAAATAAGTGAAGTCGTCGATACGCCCTGAGTTCAGGTCATTGAGCAACATAGTTTCAAGGCGCGCGATGCAGCGCTTGCGCGCAATAGCTTCTTGCTGTGCTAACACTGTTTCGAACTCGTAGGAGTTCGGTGAACATATCTCTGCGGCTGCGCAATAGGCTTCTGTGGTCATCTTAGTTCTCCTACTGAATACTTGATCCATCCGACGTGGTAATACCTGTCCTCCGTGATATACCCGAAGAGCATTTCAGAGAGATGGACAGTGGCGATGGAACTGATGAATGCGAGAATCGCACTCATTGTTCCGATGATGGTTCCAAAGTGGATGATCAGATTGATCACCAGGAAACTTATGTGCGCCAGCGCTTTGGCTGTGGGCGAACCCAACAAACGCAAGCGCCGGCGCGGCGGCAGCATTGACAGAAGAACGAACTCAAAGAGCACGTTCATCAGTCCGAATACAAGTACAGCTTCAATCATTCCCATGTACCCCCATAATTGGGCGCAGCACCATGCTGCACCCCATAACGCCAATAAGAACCGAGCAGCTGCGCTGCTCTGGTTCAGCTACTAGATGATCCAGTAGCTGAGGCTCGCTCCCTCTGGGAGTTCAATTGCTCCCTCTGGGAGCCGGGGGCCCTCGTATTGGGCGATCAGGGCGAGATCGCCCCGATCAAGCTTGACAGTGATCCTGTTGGCAGGAAATGTCATTCCGGCTTCTTTCAGACCCTCGGTCACGAGAGCAGCTGTGCTCTCGTGACCAATTGCAGAGACCACCTCGTCCACTAACTCACCGTACCTCTCCAGCTCGCCCGCATGTGCGGCGAGGATTAAGTCCACCGCCTCCCCCCTACTAACAGGGGTTGGTATCCTCGGTTGCTCAAAATTCCACCCCCGGATCGCCCCGTCCTGGGTGTTCTTGTTGATCATGCTCAAGCTGAGAGCGTTGCAGATGAACAGTGTTGACATGATTGAACTCCTTCTCTAAACAACCCAAGATCGGGTCAAACACAAATGAGACCCAAGCGGCTTGCCGCTTGGTTTCTTTCAAGCCAGAGACCACTCAATGCAGCCACTAAGCTCGTGGTTGGTGATCAGCCCAGTTTCAAGGCCCTTAAAGGCGATGACAACCGGGCTGGGTGGCAGAGCGCCCAGATTACCTGGGTGAATCTCTGCCACCACAAGCGCTAGCAACTCGCTGTCGCGAGCGAGCGAGCGAGGCTGACGAGCGAAATGTGGGTAGGCAATAGACCACCCATAGGAATAACCAGCAACGCGCATATTTCTCGTACTCCTCTTAAACAGCCCCAAAAATCGGGTCAAACACAAACAAGACCCAAGCGGCAAGCCGCTTGGGTTCCCGGTCCGAGGTCATGCGCTATTCGTTTTCCGCATAACGCTCGTCGAAGTGTTACGCGCTATTCGTTTTCCGCATAACGCTCGTCGAGGTATTACACCTCGATCGGTATCGCCTCGATCGGCAGCACCCAGCTGCGGGTGCCGAGCGTGCGGCGCTGCCACGTAGTTCCGTCCTGCTTCACGAAGTACGAGGTCTTAACCTCAGCCTTTGCTCGCGGGACAACAATAGGCTTGGAGCCGCGCGTGTTAAGCGCAGCCTCGAGCTCTGCGATCCGCGCCTTCTGGGCGCGGTACACATCACGTGCGATGACAAGCCGCGCTTCGAGCGCGGCCACCTTGGTTTCAGCGGCGACGAGGGCCATAACGTACTCCTATATTGATAGCAACGAAGTGTTGCTGCATAACGCCAAAAAGGACCGAGCAGCTGCGCTGCTCGGTGTCCCGTGCCCACGCCCCGTACCAGTCAGGGCGTGGTTAAGCCCCCGAAGGGGCTTAACCTCAAGCCCGCTGGGGCTTGAGCGGACGCTGAGCAACCGGCTTGGCCGGTGCATCAGCAGTCAGAGCTTCGCGCTTGGCGCGAAGCTCTGTGGCCTTGGCCACGTAACCCTCAGCCGCGCCATGCGCGAACTGAGACGACGCGAGGCGCGTGCCTTCCCAGGCATACGCAGCAGACTTACCAGCAAACGAACCGACGGCGGACATAACAGACATATCAATCTCCTAGATAAAGAGCAAAATTGCTCGAACAACGATTGAAGACCGAGCGGCTTGCCGCTCGGGGATTTGGGACCCCTCTTACACACACCTATGCGAATCCGAAGTGGGGGACTTCGGGCAGAGGTATAGAGGGGAGACTCAGACCGCCGTCTCTACAAATTTTTTACAAAAAATTTTCAACCAAGAACCATGCTATCATTTGTATAGCGCTCTAACTTCAGTCTAGAATCAGCGCATGCCCAAGATCAAATCCCCCAAGAAGCACTACACCAAGAGAGACCCCGGCAGCCTCATCGCTCTCAAGAAGACCGCGCTCGCCACAAACGACCAGCGGCTCGCCGCTCTGGTTTGCGAGGACAAAGCGCTCACCGCACAACAGAACCTGTTCGTCAAATACTGGGCGGAAGGTGAGTCAGTCCGTACCGCACTGGTCCGTGCAGGCTATTCCGAGGACTCCAGCTACGGCCACCGCATGACCAAGATGCCAAACATCTTGAAAGCGAAGGCCGAGTACCACCGCCAGTACGTCGAGGTGGCTCAAAAGTCGAAGAGGGACGTGTTGGAGATGTTCCAGGAGGCGTTCGACATGGCCAAGCTGATGGCAGAGCCCGCCACCATGGTGTCCGCAGCCCGTGAGATCGGGAAGATGTGCGGCTACTACGAGCCCACCAAGGTCGATGTGGCCCTGAACGTCACTGGTGCCCTCAAGCTGGAGCAGATGAGCGACGCAGACCTGTACAAAATGATCGAAACGGCCATAGAGAATGAGCAGTCAAGCTAACCTCGTCCGCGCCAAGGCCGAAGCCGCCCAGCGCGTGCTGGCCAGGCGCCGTCTCATGCCCTTCGTGAAGCGGTTCAACCCGAAATACAAGGATGGATGGGTCCACAATGACATCTGCCGCCGCCTGGAGCGGTTCAGCAAGGAAGTCGCCGAAGGGAAGAGCCCTCGCCTCATGATCCTGATGCCGCCACGGCACGGGAAGTCGGAGCTGGCGTCCCGAAACTTCCCCGCCTGGCACCTGGGGCAGTACCCTGACCACGAGTTCATCTCGTGCTCCTACAACCTCTCCCTGGCCATGGACTTCAGCCGTAAGGTCAAGGGCATCATGTCGGACCCACTCTATGAAAACGTCTTCGGAACACGCCTGGACCCGAGCAACCAGTCAACTGAATCCTGGGGTGTGGCTGAGCACCGTGGTGGTTACGTTGCTGCTGGTATCGGCGGCCCAATTACAGGCAAGGGCGCACACTGTCTGGTCATTGATGACCCCGTCAAAAACGCTGAAGAAGCTGATTCCCCCGACACCCGAGAGAAAATCTGGGAGTGGTACCTATCTACTGCCTACTCCCGTCTGGCCCCCGGCGGTGGGGTGCTCATCATCCAGACATGGTGGCACGACGACGACCTTGCGGGACGACTGCAGACCCTGATGCGGACGGGCCACGACGACGTGTACATCGACCAGTTTGAGGTGATCAAGTACCCGGCGATCGCGGAAGAGAACGAGTACCTGAACCACGAGACCGATCTGATTGAGTACACGACCCCACCCACCGACGCTCCCTATACCCAGCTCCGGGAGAAGGGTGAGGCGCTCCACCCAGACCGGTACGACATTGACAAGCTCCTCAGAATCAAGGCCCAGAACAAAGGCGGCCGGTGGTGGTCGGCCCTGTACCAGCAGAACCCGGTGCCCGACGACGGCGGGTACTTCCTGAAGGAACACTTCAGGCAGTCCGCGCCTCCGCCACGCCCCCGGTGCAACGTGTACATCGCGTGGGACTTCGCGATCTCCGAGAAAAAGCAGAACGACTACACGGTCGGAACGGTGCTCCTCCATGACAATGACGACATGGTCTACGTGGTCGACCAGCTAAGGTTCAAGAGCGGAGATGCGTTCTTCATCGTGGACTCGATCTTGAATCTTGCTTCGAAATGGTATAGTTCGAGCCTGGTAGTGGGCTTCGAAGACGGTCAGATTTACCGTGCAATCGAGGCCCTATTGAAGAAACGCATGAGAGAGCGGAAGTTCTACCCGTCGACCCAGGTGCTGAAGCCGATTACGGACAAACTTGCACGCGCTCGCGCGCTGCAGGGCCGGATGCAGCAGGGGATGGTGAGTTTTGCCAGCGGAGCACCGTGGTTTGACTCCCTGAAGACTGAGATGTTGAGATTCCCAGCGGGAGCCCACGATGACCAGGTGGACTCCCTGTCCTGGGCCACGCAGCTCGTCGTTGGACGCGAACCGCCACAGAAACCAAGGGAATCGACTATGAAATCCTGGCGCGACAAACTGAGCACAAGCGGCATCGGCTCGCACATGGTGGCTTGAATGAGCTGCGCCACTTTTGTCTCCAGGGCCTTCGCCGTGCGTACCGCCGCACACATCGCCCACCTCACCACGACGTCCTACTCCCAGCACAAAGCGCTGGAGGAGTTCTACACCGAGCTGCTGGACCTAACTGACCAGTACGCAGAGGTGGCTATGGGGCGCGAGGGCCAGTTCTCCTCCCTCCCATCCCAGGTCCCGCCCAAAGGCGAGATAGCCTCGACCCTCGAAGACTTCCGCGCAGCTGTCGTCGAGGAGATGAACGATGACGCCGACAGCGCCGCACTGGTGACCATCCTGACAGACATCGAGGAGCTGACGCTGCGCACGCTCTATAAGCTCAAGAATTTGAAGTAAGGCGCTACTATGCCCATCGACACACAAGCCGCCACTAAAATTTGGACTCGATACTCCTGGTGTCGCGACAATGGGCACCAGAAGTTTGTCGAGAAGGCCGACAAGTGCGACCGGTTCTTCCGTGGCGACCAGTGGGATGCCTCCGACAAGGCGACGTTGGCCTCCGTCAAGCGCCCGGCGATGACGATCAACAAGATCATGTCGACCGTCAGCAACGTGATGGGCGAGCAGATCAACAACCGGGCTGAAATCAGCTTCAGGCCCCGGTCTGGCTCCAGCCCCGACACGGCTGAGGCCCTCACCAAAGTTTTCAAGCAGATCAGCGACAACAACCACCTCGACTGGCTCCGCAGCGACATGTTCGCCGACGGGATCATCACCGGGCGGGGGTTTTTGGACATTCGGTTGGACAAAACGGACAGCATGCAGGGTGAGGTGCGGATCACGCGGCCAAACCCGAAGAACATCATCATCGACCCGGACGCGGACGAGTACGACCCAGACACCTGGGCCGACGTTTTCACGACAAAGTGGCTCACAGCTGACGACGTAGCGATCCTGTACAACGAGCAGGACGCTGAATTCCTCCGCAACCGCGACCAGAGCTTCTTCCCGTACGGGTACGACAGCGTTCAGGCATTCCGCGATCGTTTTGGCGATCGTTTCAACCCGATGTACTCGGGCGGCATGGACTACACGAACGTGATGCGCAACCTGCGCATCATCGAGCGCCAGTACCGCATGTTGGACCGCCAGAAGCACTTCGTGAACCAGGACGGCGACATGCGGCCGATCCCGGAGGAGTTCGACCGCAACAAGATTGCCTTCTTTGTCGAGCAGTTTGGGTTTCAGGTCACCACAGAGCTGGTACGCCGCATCAAGTGGACCGTGATCTGTGACTCGGTCGTCCTGCACGACGACTGGAGCCCGTACAAACACTTCACCATCGTCCCGTACTTCCCGCACCTGCGCCACGGGCATACCCTGGGCCTGGTCGAGAACCTGCTTGACCCCCAGGAGGTCCTGAACAAGGTCACCTCCCAAGAGCTACACGTCATCAACACCACAGCGAACAGCGGCTACAAGGTCCGCGCCGGCGCTCTGGCGAACATGACGATCGAGGAGCTGGAGCAGAAGGGTGCTCAGACTGGCCTCGTCATTGAGGTGAACGGCGACCCTGACAAGGACGTGCAGAAGATCGCGCCGAATCAGGTCCCACAGGGCCTGGACCGGATGTCCTACAAGGCCGAGGAGAACATCAAGACGATTTCCGGCATCAGCGACTCCATGCAGGGCATGGACCGCGCCGATGTGGCCGCCAAGGCGATCCAGACGAAGCGCCAGGCGGGCAGCACGAACCTCGTCAAACCCCTTGACAGCCTGACACGCACTGATTGTCTGGTCGCTCGGAACATCCTGGACCTCGTCCAGGAGTTCTACACCGAAGAGCGCCTGATCACGATCACGAAGAACGCCACGACCGGCGAGACAGAAGACGTCGCAGTTAACCAGGCCACGCCCGAAGGCGCGATCGCCAACGACCTGACTCTGGGCGAGTATTCCGTCGTCGTCAGCTCCGTGCCTATGCGCGAGACGATGGAGGACAGCCAGTTTGAGCAGGCGATGGCCTTGCGCGAAGCTGGGGTCCAAATCCCCGACGAGGTGTTGGTCGACAGTAGCCGCCTGCAGCACAAGTCCGAGATCATCAAGCTCATGAAGGGCGATCAGGACAGCGCCGAGGCTAAGGCCCAGGCGGAACTGCAGCGCCGCTCTCAGGAGGCAGAAGTCTCCCGCGCAGAGGGCGAGGCGGCAGCAAAGCATGCCGACGCTGGCCTCAAGCAGGCCAGGACCCAGGAGACCATGGTCAACACCCGGATCGCGGCCCAAGGCGGGTCCGACGGTTCTGGTCAGGCAGAGATGGCCGAGGCCAACGTGAACGCTCAGACGGCAGAGCACGAGGCCGCGATCAAAGAACGAGAGTTCCAGCGTGATACCCAGCTGAAGATGATGGACTTCCAGCTGAAGAAACGCTCGCAAGACATGGACTTCCAGCTCAAAGCTGAAGACATGGCCCGGAAGCGCGAACACCAGCGCGTTCAGGCAGCACAACAGGCCGCAAAGGCCGCAATTCAACCACAGAAGCAAGGAGTTCCTAAATGATCAGCAATAAGTTCTTCCGCCTTATGCGCCCCGCCGGTGACGATGGTTCCGACGCTGGTGGTACCGACGCCGTCGACCGTGGCGATGAGTGGCCCGCCACAGATGACGACATCGACCCGGACAATCCCGATGGCGAGGTGAAGCCTGGACCAAAGGCCGCGTCGAAAGCTGCAGCCAAGGACGAGGCTGAAGAAGAGGCCGAAGACGCGGACGACCAGTCGACAAAGGCCAAGAAGGACTCACGCATCCCTCTGAACCGCCACAAAGAGATTCTGGCCAAGGAACGCGCTCAGCGCGAGAACCTTGAGAAGCAGCTGGCCCAGTACCAGAACAGTCAGCGCGTTGAGCAGACGAACGAGCAGCTGACCCGGGCTGAAGACGACCTGATCAAGATGGAGCGCGAGTACAACACGTTCCTGGCCGACGGTGAGGTCGAAAAGGCCACTGCCCTGATGTCGAAGATTCGCCAGACTGAGCGCGCCATCGTCGAGCACAAGTCTGATCTCCGCGCCAACGTGATCGCCTCCCGTGCGGTCGAGCAGGCCCGCTATGACATTGCCCTGGATCGCATCGAAGAGGCGTACCCCGAGCTGAACGACAAGTCGGACGAGTACGACGAGGATATTGTCAATGACGTTGCAGACCTGAAGCAGGTGTACATGGGTCGTGGCGACACGCCCACTGTGGCGCTGCAGAAGGCTGTGAAGAAGCTGCTGGGCCAGGAAGACCGCACCCAGAAGACCGCCACAGAAGTCGCCCCACGGGTGAACTCGAAGGACGTGGCCGTCGAACGCAAGAAGGCCGCCGTGGCGAAGACCCTCGACGCTCTGAAGCGCACGCCCCCGTCCACACGTGACGTTGGCATGGACAGCGACAAGGCTGGCAAGATCACGCCGAAGGACATCATGTCCATGAGCCAGGATGACTTCGCCAAGCTGGGTGAAGAGCAGCTGGCAAAGATGCGCGGCGATATAGTATGAGGAGAACCAACATGACCAACAACCAAATTGAAAAAGAGATTCAGGCCAAAGGGCTGACCGCACCCCGCATCACGCCCGCTGACATTGAGGCGAACATTGCCAGCGAGCACTATTTCACAGCAAAGGAAGGGCAGCAAGGATCAGTTCAGTGCTTCACTGGTGCAGTGCCACCACCGCTAGAGCTCCTGACCTTCTGCGTCCTGGTGCTGCGCAACGGCTTTACCGTCACAGGTGAGTCAGCCTGCGCCAGCCCGGAAAACTTCGACGCTGAAGTGGGCCGAAAGATTGCTCGTGCCAGTGCAGTGGATAAGATGTGGCCCCTTATTGGTTATGAGCTGCGCAGCAAGCTCCACGAACAAGCAACCACGAACATGAGCTTCGGCAAGGCCATCGATGCTCTGAAGTTGGGCAAGCGTGTTTCCCGCGCTGGATGGAATGGGAAAGGCATGTGGCTGTCTCTATCGTGTGACGGTGAGCGCGAAGTCGCCGCTGAAAACTTCTGGTCCCCACACAACGCCCAGTTTGCCCGCGATAACGGCGGCACCGCCATCGTGCTCCCGAGTATTACCATGAAGACAACGAACGTCCATGGACGTGTTGGCATCCTGATAGGTTGGCTTGCAAGTCAAACCGACATGCTGGCCGAAGACTGGCAGATTGTGGAGTAACCCATGAAAACAATCGGCATGGCCTGCCAGTAACCCGATCTGTACCGAACCCTCTGAGACAACTTTCTCCCGGTTGTCTCCTTGCACGGTGCGAGTCCGTGTTTGCCCAGACCTAACAGTCTGGGCTTTTTTATCTAACGCCTAAATTCGAGTATCATTCGAGCATCGGTCAAGGCAAGCTCCCGACAGCAGCTTCCGACTTCGTTGGTCGAGACGAGACATCGGCAAAGAGGCCGCAAGGCATACATCTGATCTCTATTCTCTAAAGGAGGTGCCACCATGGCATTGACCAACTTTGGCCTGCTGACAGGCGAACAGAAGACCATCTGGTCCATGGACTTGTGGAAGCAAGCTCGTAACCAGTCATTCATCAACAAATTCTTGGGCAAGGACCCAAACAGCATGGTTCAGCACATCACTGAACTGAAGAAGTCCGAAAAGGGCGCTCGTGCTGTGATCACATTGCTGGCTGACTTGACCGGCGACGGCGTTGCGGGTGACCGTACGCTGGAAGGCAACGAAGAAGCCATGCAGACCTTCGATCAGGTGATCCGCATTGACCAGCTGCGTCATGCGAACCGCCACGAAGGTAAGATGGCCGACCAGAAGTCTGTCGTCGATTTCCGTGGCAACTCTAAGGACGTCTTGTCCTACTGGCTGGCCGACCGCATCGACCAGATGGCTTTCCTGACCTTGTCTGGTGTGTCGTACGCCAAGAAGAACAACGGTGCGAACCGCGTGGGTTCCGACCTGCAGTTCCTGGAGTTCGCACAAGACGTGGCTGCCCCCTCGACCGCTCGTCGCGTTCGCTGGAACGGCACCACAAAGTCCCTGGTTACCGGCGCTGCTGGCGTCTCTAGCAACTTGACCACTGCCGACACCCCCATGTGGGAGCTGTTCGTGCAGCTCAAGGCTTACGCCAAAGAGCGGTACATCCGCGGTGTGGGCGGCGAGGGCGGCGAGGAAACATTCCACGCATTCCTGACACCCGCAGCCATGGCCCGCTTGAAGCTGGACCAGACGTACTTGCTCAACCTGCGCCACAGCCAGGCCAAGGACAAGAACGACGCCCTGTTCTCTGGCTCCAGCGTGAAGATCGACGGCATCTACCTGCACGAGTTCCGCCACGTCTACAACACCGTAGGCGCAGCGACTGGCTCGAAGTGGGGCGGCGCCGGCGATGTGGACGGCTGCCAGGTTCTGTTCTGCGGTTCGCAAGCACTGGGTATGGCCGACATCGGCGCGCCCGAGTGGAGCGAAAAGGGCTTCGACTACGACAACCAGCAAGGTATCTCGGTGGGCAAGATTTTGGGCTTCCTGAAGCCTAAATTCGGCAACATCTACGAGAACGGCTCGGTTGAAGACTTCGGCGTGATCAGCGCCTACGTCGCTCAGTGATGAACCAGGGCTTCGGCCCTGTACTTTAAGGACCACACATCATGGCAAAACTCAACGCCTCACGTACTGCACAGTACCCTCTCGTATCCGAGTTCGTCTTCAACTTCAACGACTATGTCATTGACAGCGTCGATCTGGTGAAGAAGACCTTCGGCTCTTCCACAGCCCTGGCTGACCCCTCTGGCTCCGTCACTGGCCTGACCGCTCCTACCGGTCTGGTGTTCGACGCGATCAACCTGCCCCAGGGCGCGACCATCGTCGGCGGCGAAGTGATCGTCGAGACCGCCTTCGTCGGCATCGGTGCGGGGGCCACTCTGTCCCTGGGCAATGCCGGCAACACCACTGCTCTGGTCAACGCCATGGACTTGGACACAGCCACCGCCGATAGCCGTACAGCCCTGACGCTGACTGCGCCTCTGGTAGCCAATGCCGGTACCAACCTGCGCTTGACCACTGCTGGCCTGACCGCTGCAGGCGCCACAGCCGGTAAGGTGCGCGTCCGCGTGATGTTCACCGTTGACGGCCGCGCGATGGAAACCTACCCTATCTAAGGGTAGCCAACTGAAAGGGGCTTCGGCCCCTTTCGCATAAATAGCAAGGAGCTGTGAATGAAATTCGTATTCAACCGCGCGCGCACCGTCTCATCGAAGTTCGGGCACGTCATCTTCTTCGATAAGGGCGTACCCACTCATGTGCCCTCCGAGATGTACCAGGAAGTCCTGGCCGTCGGCGGCGCACCGGAGACAGAGATTGACCTGGACCCCCCCAAGACAGAAGGCGTGGAAGAGCCCACGGACCCTGTGACACGACGAGCTGCCATGTTCGCCGCGTTCGAGGCTCTGTCACTGCGCGGTAAGCGCGAGGACTTCACAGCTGGTGGTTACCCCCACCCCAAGGCACTGGCCAAGGAACTTGGTTGGCAGGTGTCGAACAAAGAGCGCGACCTCATGTGGATCGAGTTCAAAACAAAAACTGAAGAGTAAGCGGGATGAACTCGACAGAACTCATTGACCTGTACCGCAAAGAGATGCGGGACACGGAGCAGCCGTACTTAATCGACGACGCTGCTCTGTACTCCTACCTCGATGATGCGCAGAAATGGTTCTGTCGGTTGACAGAGGGTATCGAAGACAGCCGCACCGCCGAGGTTACTCGTCTCGCGGTTGTCCCTTCGACTGAGTGGTACCCCACGTCGAAACTCATCCTGAAAGTCCGGGAGGCCAACCGCCTCGACAACGGCCTCCCAATCCCGATCATCAACGCGGAGAAGGTGTCCCAACTGGGCATCTACTTCGATGGCAAAGAAGGCTCGATCAAGTATTTGGTCGCCGGCCTCGACAAGAACTACCTGCGCGCCTGGCCCAAGCCGAACGAGACCGTGGACGTCGAGCTCCGTGTCTTCCGCTACCCCCTAAGCTCTATTACAGATTCTGGTGATCAGGAGCTGGAGATCGACGAGCAGCACCATCGGCACCTCCTGCTGTGGGTAAAGCACCTGGCGTATGACAACCATGACGTCGAGATGTTCAACAAGCGCAAGAGCGACGACTACAAGGCCAAGTTCGAGGAATACTGCTTCAAGGCCATGAAGGAACAGGAACGCGCCCGCCGGGCAGTAGGGACGGTGATTTATGGCGGCATTTAAAGTACCACTCAAGATTGACCAGGGCGCTACGTTCCGCAAGTCGGCAACGTGGAAAGTCGGAACGTCGTATGTGCCCGTCGATCTGACTGGCTGCACAGCGCGCGCCCACATCCGTTCAGAACTGAAGTCCCCCACCGTCCTCGTTACGCTGACGACAGCGAATGGCGGCATCACGCTTGGCGGCGTCGCCGGGACGATCGAAATTTACATCAGCGATGAGGCAACTACCTTGTTCACATGGTCGACAGGCGTGTACGACCTCGAGGTTGAATTCCCCAACGGCGAAGTCCGTAGACTCATGTACGGCTCCGTATCCGTATCGCCAGAGGTGACCCGTGTCTGACACGCAGGAAGTCCTTGAGGTACCTGTTGTCGAGACGCTCGTCGTTGACGATGGCGACTTTGTACTCGCGGCAGATGTCACTGAGTACGAGTTGCTGTCTGTTGCTGAACAGGGGCCGCCGGGCGTAGACGGGGAAACGATAGCGTCAGCCGAGGTGCAGGGCACGTCTCTCATCATCCACACGAACCTGGGCCAGGCCATCACAGTGTCCGGTTCAATCCTTGGGCCGCAAGGTCCGATTGGACCCGCTGGGTTGACTGGTGCAACTGGCCCGAAAGGCGACACCGGGGATGCTGGGCAGCAGGGGTCGAAGGGCGACACAGGGGGGATTGGTCCCCAAGGCATACAAGGTATCGAAGGCGACAAGGGCGACAAGGGCGATATTGGGCCCGCTGGCGCAACTGGACCTGCTGGACCCAAAGGCGACAAGGGCGATATTGGACCCGCTGGCGCAACCGGACCTGCTGGACCTGTTGGACCTGCTGGACCTGCTGGACCTGCTGGACCCAAAGGCGACATAGGCGACATTGGACCTGCTGGCGCAACTGGTGCGACAGGACAGAGCGCCTATGGGGCTGCCGTCGCCGGAGGGTTTGTTGGGACGGAGGCTGCGTGGTTGCTGTCTCTTGCCGGCCCTACTGGCGCAACTGGTTCTATTGGACCGCAAGGCGACACAGGCGGTGTCGGTCCTCAAGGTATCAAAGGCGCCATTGGTGACACCGGACCTGCTGGCGCAACTGGACCTGCTGGCGCAACAGGACAGAGCGCCTATGAGGCTGCCGTCGCTGGCGGGTTTGTCGGCGATGAGGCTGCATGGCTGCTGTCACTTGCCGGCCCGACTGGAGCGACTGGCCCCGTTGGCCCGCAAGGCCCAGCGGCTCCAACTGTCATCGCTAGCACGGCAACGCTTGACTTTGGCGCTTATCCTGGCAGCAACGAGGCGGCAGTTTCTGTAACTGGGCAGACAGGCATCACAACGACGAGCGTTGTCAGGGTGTGGGTTTCTGCTGGCGACTCTACCACCGAGCATACGCCGAATGACCACAGGTACTTCGGCGTTCTGTGCGGCGTGTCATGCAGCGTACCCACCGCCGACGTTGGGTTCGACATCTACGCGACCTCGATACACAAACTCACCGGCCAATTCAAGGCGCGGTATTCATGGAGTAACTGATCATGGCACTCGACACAAACATCGTCGGTTCGAACATTGACGTGAACGGAAACATCAAGGTGGCCCTTCCAGTAGATGCGGCAGCCGCTGGTTCTATGGTCGTGCTTTATGAAAACGACGACGGAACCAAGCTCGGTACTCGCTACCTGAAAAGTCCTGAAGTCTCTCAGGACTACCGGCTTCGGGTGGGTCAGGACACGATATTGTTCATGGATACGTTCAACGCGACCGCTCAAAACTCGGGCAACTGGAAGCACGCTTTTTCCACAATGACCATGACCCAATCGGGCGGGTTTTTGAACGTCAACGCAGCGGGCAACAGCACCGCCTCGGGCAACTTTGCCTATCTCCAGACATGGCGTTATTTCCCGTTGTTCGGCACTGCTCCACTAGCGGTCGAGTTCACAGGCCAATTTGCTAACTACCCGCTCGCAAACGAAGTGTTTCTTTGCGGTCTGGGTGTGGCTACAGGTGCGGCTGAGCCGATTGATGGTGTATGGTTTGAAATGACCTCCGCCGGGTTGAAAGGCTGCATCCGCTACAACTCTGGCACCGTCAACAAAATCGACCTTGTCGGCACGATCAGCTCACTGCCAGAAAACACCAGCGCCAAGTATGTGATCGTCGTTGGCGAGCGTGAAGTCGAATACTGGATTGACGACGTTCTGTACGGTAAACAAGAAGTGCCTACCGGGCAGGGCCAGCCGTTCGTGACTAGCGCATTGCCATTGTTCATCCAAAAACACAATACTGGTGTTGTCGGCGCTTCTCCAAACTTGCAGGTGCGTATCGGTGATGTGTCCGTCACACTGATGGACTTGGCGACTAACCAGACGTGGGCCAATCAAATGGCATCGTGCGGCCTTGGTATGCAAGGTACCAACGGCGGCACCATGGGCAGCCCACAAGTCCAGTGGTCCAACACTGCACTGCCGACTGCCGCAACCGCCACCAACACCACCGCTGCGCTGGGCACGTTCCTGGGTGGCATTTTCCAAATGAACGCCCCCGCCACGGGCACCACCGACCTCATAATTGCCAGCTACCAAAACCCCCAGGGTGGTGTGTCGCAAACCCCCCGCACCATCAAGCTGCGCGGCATCAAGGTCGAATGTGTCAACCTCGGCGCCGCTGTGGCTACGACTGCAACGACTTTGGCCGTGGCCGTGGCCTGGGGCGCCAACAACGTGTCATTGGCTACCGTGGAAACCGGCTCTTTTGTCACCGCCACCGCCAAGGCCCGTCGCATCCAGCCCATCGGCGTCATGACACTCCAGGTAGGTGCCGCCATCGGCGCCACGGCCAACACCGTTCAATTTGATTTTGAGGCCCCGTTGGTTATTAACCCTGGTGAATTCGTTCAGGTTATTTGCAAGCCCCTCGTAGGCACAGCCACCGCATCGCAGGTGCTCGCCTTTGTGGTGGCGCCAAACCTCTACCAAGAGTGACGCGATGGCCCTCGAACTCCTCGAAATCGGCATTCAGGGCCCGCCAGGTCCACCCGGCGTGGTGGGCGCCACAGTAGTCAAGAAGTACGCTGCGGCCATCGGCGACGGCGCCAACACCAGCATCACCGTGACGCACAGCCTGGGCACGCAAGACATCACGTGGTCCATCCGGGACGCCAGCACCAACCTCGCAGTTGACTGTGATGTGACGGCCACCAGCACCACGCAGGCCACCTTCACTTTTGCCACCGCGCCCGCATCCGGCGCCTACCGCGTCGTCATCCACGGTTGATAGATCATGACCAGACGCGACCTCAGCTATCGTGCGCCCATCCAAGGCAGCTACCCTTCTTGCCCCAACGCGACGGAGAATGGCTTGCAGCAAGGCCGTGGCCGCTGCCCTTGGTTTGGCAGGCCCGCAAGCTGGACGCCAGAGGGGTCGCATCAGTATTTTCAATAAGCACGCGGAGAGTAAAATGAGCCCAGGCCAAAATGATTTCCATGCCAGCAGGCAACCCGACTGGGACGGCCAAGACCGCCGCAGTCAACCACCCGCGTCGGACCACAAACCGCGCTTTGACCCGACGATAAACCTGGGGCACATCCTCACGTTCGTGGGCTTCATGCTCACGATCTTCGGCGCATGGACAACGCTCGACAAGCGCGTGACCATCATTGAGGAGCGGGCCGCCCTGCAAACCATTGTGGACAAAAACCAAGACGCCACGCTGAATACTGCCCTTCAGTCGATCAAGGAATCGCTGGGAAAGATCGAATCCCGGCTAGACCGCATGGCCGATCCACGCCGGGGGAACTGATATGCCGCACGGCGAATGGAAACGAAAAGTCATCGAACCAGCCATCGAACGGATGCGGTCGAAGCCCGCTTGGCTTCAGAGGGCCGAGGCGCTTGAGATAGCCGAACGCGACAAAAAACGCCAGGGCATAGACCGCTACCCCGACCCGGATGACGAGGATGGCAGCGCCGCAATGCGGCAGAAGGCATGGACATGAGCGACTTTGATATTGCTTTTGAGCGCACGCTGTTGGCCGAAGGCGGCTACAAGCTGACGAACAACCCCACGGACCGTGGTGGGCAGACATACGCGGGCATTGCACGCAATGCAAACCCAGACTGGCCTGGCTGGGCCGTCATCGACACTGGTGGGACCCCGTCCGCCGACATGGTGCGCAGTGTGTACCAAGCTCGGTACTGGGCGCCGCTGGCACTGGACGAAGTGACCGACCAGCGCATCGCCGGCAGCATCTATGACTTTGCCGTGAACGCAGGCCCATCCATATCAGCCAAGCTGGCTCAGATCGTGGTGGGGGTCACGCCGGACGGCAAGATTGGCCCCAAAACCGTAATGGCGCTCAACGCCATTGACCCAGACCTGTTCGTGGCACACTTCGCGCTGGCGAAGGTGAGCCGGTATGTTGGCATTGCCAAGCGTGATCGCAGCCAGGTCAAGTTCCTGGTGGGCTGGCTTAACCGCACCCTGGGGGCTATATGAGCATCAGCCTGAACCCGATTGCCGACATCATCAGCGCTGTGGGAAGCGTGGCTGGAGACTTGATCACGACAGACAAGGAACGTCTGGCGGCTGAGATCGAGATGCGCAAGCTCGACCAGAACCTCGATCTGGCCCAGACCGAGGTCAACAAGGCCGAAGCAGCGAATGCAAACTGGTTTGTTGCGGGCTGGCGTCCGGCTGTTGGCTGGGTCGGGGCCACTGCGCTGGCGTATCAATTCCTGATGTACCCCATGCTGGTCTGGGGCTGGAGCCTGATGCAAGCGAAGGGTTGGGTCTCCACCGAGCTCAAACCACCGCCCATGCTGAACACCGATGCGCTATGGGTCA